GGATAGCATTTACAATAAAATCGTAAGTACTAAAATTCCACGTTCCTAACGACGGTTCTATCGTATTCCAATGGAATTCTTGACGTACCCAATGGATACCCGCCGCTTGCATCAGATTTAGTTGTTTGTTGGCATCAGATTGTGAAAGACCTTCCAAATGCGATGAGATGCCAATAGGATTAATTCGTGGTGCTTTTGTCATCTATTAAGAAAAACCACCTGAAATGAGTGCGTACAGCTCAATCAAAAGCACGCTATCAGCTACTGTACCTGCTGTAGAAGGCAGCACTGTTAGGTTCGTAGCACTCGTTTGCATAATAGCTCCTAGTCCTGCAACTGCCATTGTACGAGTATGCACGCTATCAGCTACGGTATCAAGGAATGCCAGCCAATATACGCCAGGAGGCAGTACAGCATTCGCAGTCAGGCTTTTTGTGAACATTCCCGCCGCCGCCGCGTTTGCTCCTGTAGATCCTAGACGATTGTTAGGAGCGCCATTCGTTCCTGTGCTGTCATAGATCCCCAAGTCGCAGTTTCCAGTTGGACTGCCTGAAAACCATGTCCTCATTTGAGCAATGGTTACCTGTGCATTAATGGTTATAGGAGCAAAAAATGCTCTACCTGCTGTAACAGCCGCTACTACCTGAGAATTCTCTATGCCTGAAAATTCTACAATCAATGGCGCAACACCACCTGTATCTACGCTTGAAGGATATCCCATCATACCTCCTGTATTTGTTGGTTGTGGCATATTTTACCTACTTTCCATATAAATTCGGTGTAAAAGATGCATTACCAGTTGCTACCCATCTGAAACGCCCTGTTGTTCCAAGGGACTGATTATACGCCAGTCCAGGCCCTACACTTGTGCTTATCGGATTTGTGGTAGAGGTGAGTACGGCTGTTTGCCACAAAGGGTAATAGATACCGTCCGCTCCTTTACGTTCCCAGAAGAACTGTAGATTAGTTGTGATCAATGTCATCGTGATATCAATAGAAATTTCACGCAATTTACTTACATCGATATCACCGCTATTGTTGGAGCCGACTGTAGTTTGAGCAGTCGTAAAAAGCGCTGTAGTAGACAATCCAACAAGTGCACGCCCTCCTGAAACAATACCTGCAAGCGTAGCCAAATCGACAAAGTCGCCAGCACCAGCCTTTACAGCACCTTTACTGCCTGAAACAATACCTGCGAGCGTGTCTAGATCGGTTTTGCTAGCTGCTGTACTTGTATCGATTGCAGCAAGGTGACCACCTTCTGTAGCAGGGGATGTTGGTATTTTGTTCGTGTTCGTGACGATGGTATCTAGGTCGGTCTTCGAAGCCGCTGTAGCTGTGTCAATCGCGGCAAGATGTCCGCCCTCGGTAGCTGGTGAGGCGGGTATCTTATTGGTATTCGTGACGATAGTGTCTAAATCTGCTTTTGCCGCTGCAAGGTTGCCACCGCTCTCTAGTGCTAATGCTGATGTGTTAAGATTCACGCCTGCATTGGCTATCACCGTACCCTGAATAGGCACAATGACCGTCTTGAATGTCGCAATAGCTGCACACCATGCGTTCGATCCTGACAAAGTGGCACTTGGTGTGAGAGATGTGTTCTGAGTGTGAAGCCGTGATTGCGTACCAAAGGATACAAGATTGCCGCCTACAGGGGACAGTGATGTGCTATCCAGTTTCCAGTTTGCGCCGGGCGTGATTGTTCCACCAGCCGCTGCGATTGCCACGAAAGCAAACTCGTTCGGAACAGCGGGAACTACAGCTCCTGTTGATACGCTCGTTGAGCCTGCGTTGCTTCCTGTGTTTGTTTGATCAAGAGCGCCCGCTACTTCGATAAGCCCAAAGACTTCATAGATTTCCACTGCAATTGCAGTGTTGCTAGAGCTTCCCCCAGCGATTGTTACCGTGATAGTGTTTGTGCCAGCCAATACATTTGTTGCATAGAATATCGCAGCTTCTAGCGTCGTACTTTGCGATGCGTTCACTGCTTCAGCGTAGGTATTGCCAAGCGTATCTGTGACAGCCAAGGTGATAGTAGAACCGTTCTCAACTTCACCGAGTCCAACACACACAACAATGGAGTTGCCAGCTATGTTGTTGCCCACAAAAGCGCATGTGAGTACTTTACCCGCCGATCCTGTTACATTGTGTGCGCTTTGCCATACTCTAGGGCGCAAGAAGGACATCACAGGGACAGAGGACTGATTGCTAAACGAGTCCTGATAGGCCCCTGGTTCTGCCACCAACGCAGGAAATGTATTATTTTCCTTTGAGTAGACCGTACTAGGCGGAATAGTCAAGCTTCCGTCTAACGGCTCATTGCCGAACACCATAGGTGTAGTTCCTCTCTTTGCTGCTTACTCGCTAATTAATCATCTGTCACCTTGAGCGAAGAAATTGCAAAAGAAGCTACAACTCCGACACCTATAGATTGCGACGTGATTGACGACCAATATAGCAAATTACCAACAGTAGCGGCATCATACAAAGCTATACCAACCACATTTCCCCATGATGCAGTAGGCGTAGGAAATGTAATAACGGCTGCATTGCTCATTTGTTCTGGTGTTGTGCCAGAGCCGCCGCTCACAGGCGCTATGGTGGACCACCCAGACGAACCTACAATAGCCTGTCTCGCATAGGAACCGCCTGACACCTCTACTAGAGCAGTGCCTGTATCATCCGTAGGCACGGTCGTTAGCAGTGCCACATAGACCGTAGAAGGGAACGTAAATGCTGTCCCCTTCCACATGTTGAGCCACTTGTCTTCGAGATAAACTGACTTACCTGCCATGTCTTATTCTCCTTTTGTCTTGTGCTACATGATATATGCAGTGATGTACCAACTCTGCAAAACGATATTAGATGAGTTTTCCCAACTTTTCAACTGCTACCTCCCATAGGCGATATAGCATCTACAATACTTTTTATGGTTGGGTGAGTTGCCTCTAGTGCTTGTGTCTGTGTTGCAATGTACTCTGCAAACGTGCGCAAGAACTGAGATATCACCACAACCTTGTCCGTTTGTGCTTGTGCATTTTGTACCTGATTAATAAGATTAAACCCATCAGGCGAAAACTGACTTTGCTGTATTTTCTGCATATCCAGTTGAGCATTGCGCCGCTTCACTAGGTGTTGCAATGCTGCCCCGAAGCTAGCAGGTGACAGCCCAAGCGTTGCTAGCGCTGCTTCAGCATCGGCTATATCCTGTTGATCTTGTGCAAGTGTCATTTGAATTTCCCTCTAAAAAGCTTCTAAAAACATCTTTTGCCAACTACCAAGCGATGGCCCCTCGACAAGCGTCAATTGCCAGTAATACAGCATTGACATTTGACCGCTAGCCGTGACAATGACGACGCTAAGATCCATAGCGGTTATGAGCATGGACGCATCGAATAGCCCAAGCTCTGGGATGAAAACAGGGATGTACTGGCCGACTGACAACCCCGTCCGATTGGTTTGGCACGTCAAAGTTCGGCCTATCACTCCAAACCGTTGCAATGAAGCGTCTCCATAGGCTTGAGCCGCCGATACAGTGAGGTTTTGAGACGATACGTCCTCCACAACCTCTACAATGCCAGATCCCCCTGTGAGAGCCGCGTATTGTGATTGAGAAGTGGTATTCGGGAAGCCACCCGTATTGTTGCGAACAACTTCCGTTGTGACCTGCCCTATGTAGCCGATGGTGAAACTGTCCACGAATGGCTGTAAGAGTGTGCCGGATGCGTCTTGGGCAAGGCTGTTCGACCCATAGGCATAATAGAAATCTTTTCCTGTGTCGATCCCTTTTTGCCCAATGGTTTTAACCTGTCCGTTAACTGAAATGGCTGGAATACCTTCAGCTATGGGGGCTTGGAGTGACCAAGAAGTGGACTTCCCATCACCAGGATGAGTTTCTTGGATGATCTGGGTATCCATGACACCTTGCAAAATCTGTCTGTTCCTATAGAGATCTCCCGAATTCTCGACTTTGAGATTGCTATCCAGCAACACATCGTTGGATGTGAGTATCCAGGGCGCGGGTAAAGCGATGCGTGGTCCGAACAGCATTTCTTTGCTTGGGTCAATTTGCCAATTGCAATCCGACCGCTTACCAAGGTCATCACAATTGGCAGAAACAGCCTTCCTCCGGTAGTCAGCGGTATCCACCAACGCGCCCAAAGCAATGTTTGGATGCAAAGCTGCTAGGGTAAGATCTGTCAACTGTGGTGTTTGGGTTGGATCGGTTGAAGACAGGGTTACGCGGGTGTAAGCATTGACCCCAGATAGTGACTGCCCTTGTGGTTGTATTCTCAAGTTGTAAAAGTAGGCAGTACCGGATGCTTCTATCAACCCTGCTTTACCAGGGCCAGCAAGGGAGCTATCAGTCGTGTTGATCAAGGTATTCACATTATCATCCAACCACACCTTTACAGATGTCCCCACCATTAATACATGAAATCTATGATACGTTCCTCTTATGAATGATATTGCAACATTAGAACCGATCTGTGTTTTTGTATTTGCAACGACTTTGTAGAGTTGGATGACATTGGTTAAACCTGCATTAGAGCTTGCATCATATATGTCCAATCCATAGAAATTTGAAGCATCGGATTGTCTCCACACCAGTCCTCCACGATCAACTTGATCCGTGTCAACGATAAGATCAACATCTTTATTCGAGTTGATGGGTTGAGCAATGAGAGAGCCTACAGAGTAGAAGCTGTCAGGACTCGACTGGTTGTTGTATTCCGTGCCAAGCCAGCCAGCGGCACGCACTGAGTTAGAGTACCGGACCTCATCAATGTCCCCTTGGAAAAACCCGCCGACCCATGATTTACCGCCTATTCGGAGTGGGTTGGTTACCGCTTGCGGGGTAACGCTGGACTGTGATGAGTCCTGAACACCATTGAAGTAGATAATCACCGTGCTACTGGCATAGGTAACATCTATTTTTGTCCAAGTATTCAATGGTATCTTGGCAGTTGAGAACTTGTCTTGAGATCCAGCAGGCCACCACCAGAGACGTCCTGTGGTGTCTATGCCGATAATGTATCCATTAGTATTTCCGCTCTCGTTGCGGTCAATGATAGTGGCCCCATAGGAGCCGAACGCGACTGCAAAGGATGCTTGATTAAAGGCTGAGGGATTAATCCAGAAACTATAGGTTAGGGTTGCAACCGTGTTGAGACTAGCGGCATTGGGGACGTTTACATAATCGCTTGTGCCATTGTAGGAAAGCGATCTGCCAACTTGTCCATCTACTGTTAGCGCATTGGTGTTTTGCTGTGCCGTGCCATCGTTGGCATTAGAAGTGCTCTCATTTACAAGAGTACTAGCAGCGTTGTCGTACCCATGCATGACAAGTTTGAAGTTGCTATCCCATACACCAGTAACAAATTCTTGAGAAGTCGTGATAGATGCATTCCCGAAATACATGTAAAATACAGTGTCAACTGTATGGGATACAGTAGCCACACTGACCCACATGAAGATTTCGCCTGCTACCGGATCATAGCTCTCAATCTCGAAGAAAAGACCGCCTGTCTCCGTTGAATCCGAGAAAACAATATCGTAGCCATTGATATTCTGAACGAGCCCGCGATTAGCCACATTTGCAAGGCTTGGATCGGTGATGTGAACGAGGACAGGGAAGCTGGATAGGTCAGAGCTTCCAACGACTTTGGTATGATCAATGGTTAATTTCTTCTTGTACCCATAGCCTGTGTTGTACCAGGCTGGACTTGAAAGCTGCATGTCGTTGGTACCACCTGAAACAGTCACACGTGAATTAGAGGTATCCCATACCCATGTACCCGCGCTTCCCCCTGTCCTTGCAAGGTGGATGTAGTTGAGATGATCATCCACTGCAAAGGTATCCAAGAATGGCAAGGGCTGTCCAGCTATGCCAGCGATAGGACCGCCATTATTGACGTTAGTCCAAGATCCTGATCCCGTTGGACTTGTAGCAACAACTATAGATGTTCCTAGTGGGGTTACCACATCCCAATTCGCTACAGTATTTCCAGCTATCAGGGCATTGGAGAGGGAAAGCGCGGGCGATATACGGGTGCCGGAGCTGCTAAATCCTC